CCATTCTTTACTGCTTTAACTGCTTCTAGAGGTATAATGACGCCTTGTCTATCATCATCAACATCTACTACTATTCCTTTAGACCAATCAACAAACACTATATCGTTTGAATTGATATACTTTACATCTGGTCCAACATTAATTACTAAACCAGGAGGCGGAGCAGGTTTAGTATCATCAACATCTGCCGATAAAATAATTCCACCCTCTGTAGTTGTTTCTTTTTTCTCTTTGCCTTTTAGTTCTGCAATGAGTAAATTATCACGTGTACATTCTATCATTAATCTATTCCTTTGGAACTATAAACCTTTTTATCTTTAGAGGCTTTCTTCTTCCATTTGTCGACAGCTTTATTAACTTGACCTTGCTGTCCGGTCTTTGCTGAATTCATCTCTCTACCAAAATTGGTTTGAGGGTTCTGTTCACCTATCTTCTGTAAAACTTCTTTGAAGCCATCATCAATCTTACGCAGACCATCAACACCACCCACGATCATCGGAGCACCAACCTTTTGCTTTATGTTAGGATTATCTTTTAAGAATTCCTCACGTTCAGACAGCTTGAGTAACAACTCAAACTCTTCACCGGTTTCAGTGTCTACGAAATCGTATAGTGGCATCAGCTATTTGCTGGGTCGATTAAAAAGTCGTCGTATGCTTGCTTAATGATGTTCTTAGATACACCTTTTATCTTTCCAGATTTTGCTTCTAGTAAGAGTTTAGAATCATCCGGATCCAACTGCTCAAGTATTTCAATAAAGAGTTGTTCTCTTCTACCTTGAGTTAGTTGTGTCTTACCTTCTAAAAAGATGTACATTCTTCTCATCTCAGAATAAAACATTCCTTGATTGTCAAAAGATTTATCTAATGGTTTGTAAGGTGGATTACCTTCTGGAAGTCCCCAGGTAAGTCTGTTGTCGTATGTAAGCTCTAAGATTCCTCTTAGTTCTCTATTATCTTCCCTTTGCAGGATTCTAATTTTCTCTCCAACTGATTTAGCCTTCTTGACTTCATTAATTATTTCGCCTAGTCCTTTTTTCATATTAAAACTCACTTATATTTTCTATGAGGTTATTTAGCTTCTTTTGAATAAAGTAGTTAAACAGTTTTCCTCTATTTTTATCCTGACCGTTAAATTGGTCCATGACCTCTTTTCTAATCTCGGATGGTGTAAACTGTAAATCAATCAAAGCTCTATTCCTTTGGAATGCCAATGACCACTCAATACTAGAATCTAATCCATGTGTACCAAGTTGGTCTACAGTCTCCTTAATTTTTGCTAATGTAGTTGCTCTCATAGGCTTCTGTCTACCACCGGTAACAAATACATCATCACTAGATAAACAATTAGGAATTCCATCACCCCTATCACCTTTTGCAATATGTTCTATTAAGTAATCTTCTGGATTCTTATTTTGAATCTTTCTTTTTCTTACTGGATCATATTGATCTACATTAACAAATCTTTGAAGTTGGACAAAGTCTTTATCGCCAGAAAGAACTAAGATAGGTTCACCTTCACCTAATTGTTTTCCAAACTCATGACACAGTGTGCCAATAATATCATCAGCCTCTGCTGTGCTTACTTGGATAACTTTATAAGGAAAGAACTCTTTTAGTTCATCTCTAACATTATTAAGACAATTAAAAATATGAGGCCAATCGTAATCAGAAGTATCTCTAGCCTTCTTACGATGTGCTTTATAATATGGAAAAAGTTTCTTTCTCCAGTTATTAGTGTCATCACAGCATATAACTAGCTCGCCATATTTCTTATTAAACTTAACTCTATTAGCTCTAAGAGAATTAAGTACCATATGTCGGAGCAGATCCTCGCTGACATCTACATCACCACGACCGTGGATCTGTGCCATTAAGTTGCTGATCATTACCTGATTGAGGTCGACCAATATCATAATTTATCTCCAAATCAAAACAACATTATACTATATTTTGTATTAAGAGTCAACAGATCGATTCAAATAATCCTTCCAATGATTCATAAAAATACTACTAT